AGTAGAGATGTTGTCGATGCTATTCGTCAAAAATATCCAGAAGGCTGTTATGTTATCTATATTGGTAATGATGCAGTAGAAATCAATGGTGAAGATTTAGATGACCATTGGACTATTGGATTAGACCCTAGAAGTTCTTCAATTCATGCAGAACCATTGGGTACTAACCTTGCAATGATTCAAGATATAAGTGCAGAGATTGATGAACTTGAATTGCAGACAATGGAACATGGGATTTCAGAATTATTTATCGCGTCTGATGCAATCGACTTTAAACGATATGGCGATGCTCAAGCTAAACCAGGCAATGTTACACAAGCATTTAAAGAGCCTGGCAGGGGCATCGGAGAAAATTTCTTTGAAACTAAAACTTCTGAGTTATCTCCTGAAGTTATTGGTCTTAATGCTAAGTATAGGAATCTCGCTGAGTTTGTCACTGGCGACTTTCCTACTGTCTATGGAGGCTCGGTTCCTGGGTCATCTACAGCAACAGAATATACCAAATCACAAAATCAAGCTCTACAAAGATTAGGAACTGTATCAGCTATTGCAGCATTCTTATGGGCAGAGGTAGTTGATAAAGCTGTTAGAGAATATGCCAGCTTTCTAGAGTATGATGAAAAATTAGTAGAGAAATCAGCAGCAGGTTTTAATACTACTAATGTAGACCACATGGCTTTGAATCGTGGTGAAGTAGGACAGTGTGAACCTGAGTTCTCTGAATTACTTCCTGTTTCACCTATGCAGATTAAAGATACCATTATGGGATTAATGCAAGTTAAAGACCCAATGGTTATGGCATTACTCTCTCATCCTCAGAATAATGAATTGGTTAAGAAGGCTCTGTCTATTCCTGAACTATATATTCCTGGTATTAATGATAGAACCAAGCAATACCGTGAAATCTCTATGATGATGGAACAGCAGCCTGCTCCAAGTCCTAATTCTCCATTAGGAATGGAACCGTCTATTGCACCAGAAGAATTTGATGACCACTTAGTAGAAATGGAAGTTTGCAAAGTTTGGTTAAACAGTTCCAAGGGTCAGAAAGCTAAGCAAGAAAATCCGGCAGGTTATCAAAACGTTGTGTTGCATTGGAAAGCTCATCAGATGATGCAGCAAATGCGAACTGATGTGCCTAATGAAACACCTCCAGGTGTAGAACCAGATACTTTATCAACTAAGACAGGTGGCTAATGTTTAACTTTAAAGTTTTCTATTCTCCTGATGATAACCCTGGTTCTGTTCCTGATGTAGAACCTGTTGGTGAAACTTCTGACCGAGATATTTTGAACCAAGAGGATGACAATGAAGATGTTTCCAGTGGAAAAGGAAAAGACGAATCCGTTCCAGAAGATGAAGAAGAACAAGAAGAACAAGAAGAAGATGAAGTTTCCGAAGATGAAGAATCTGATGGGACTGGGGATGAAGATTTAGACGAAGATGAAGATGAAGAAGAAGATGATGAAAGAGAAGATGAAGTTGATGTAGGTGATTTAGCAAAGTCTGTTAAGAAGATTGCACCTGATATTTTTAAAAAGGTTCCAGGTTTAAGAGAAGCATTACAGAGAGATAAGGAGTATGGAGAGATTTTTACTACTCCAGATGAAGCGAAAGTTGCTGCTCAAAACTCTGGATATTTACATTCTATCTATCAGGATATTGCTTCTGGAGATATTGAAAGGACTGGTAATTTTCTTAAGGCAATTAAGAATACTAATGAAGAAGCATTTGAGGATTTCTCTCATACTATATTAGAATCTATTGGTAAGATTAATCCGCAATTATATGGCGAAGTAATGCTGAAACCGATGAAGAAAGCATTAATGGCTATGTATGCCGATGCTTTGAAAACTGGTAATAAGAATCTGGCAGCCGTAGCGATTCATGCTCATCAGTATTATTTTGAAACTCAGGATATCAAAGCTCCTTTAGAAGATAGAAAGCCAAAAGGAAAGACAAAGGAACAAGAAGATTTTGAGAAAGAGAAACAGGAGTATGAGGGAACAAAGCTCACTGAATTTAGGGGTGGCATTACAGAAGTTGTAAATCACTCCATGAAACTTTCTATCAACAAAGAGATAGAGAGTTTGAAGCTGAATGATTACCAAAAAAGAAATATCATTCGTGACATTTTCACAGGTGTTGATGAAGTTCTTGGTTCAGATAAAAGATATCTTGTAGGTATTCAAAGTTTGTTTGACCAGGCTAAGAGTTCTAAATACTCTGGTGACTGGAAAAGTAGAATCGTTAAAGCCTATCTCCAACGTGCTAGACAGGCTCTACCAGCTATCCGTAATAAAGTATTACGTGAAGCTGGCATCAAAGTTAAAGATTCACCAAAAGCTGAGTCACGCCGACTTGTTCCTGCTGGGTTGGGTGGCAATAAAAGTGATGATTCAAAGATTGATTTCAGCAGAGTTGACCGCTCAAGAACAACAGATATGGATATTTTGAATGGTAGACCAAAATATCTTGACAAGAAATAGAGGATAATCATGGCCGTAGGCGGAACTCAGCTACTCTCTGTTGAAATGGAAAAGGTTCGTAAAAAGCTTTCCATGCTCTATGAATTGGAAAGTGCGAAATTCTTTTCAACCGTAGAGAAGAAAGACGTAGAAGTAATTTCCGAAAGGGATATGAGAATTCCATTAGCTATCGGTCCTGGTGGCTATTTCGGATATTACAACCCTGATGGTGGAGATTTAGGGATTGGTGATGGACAGACTTACGATAAGGCTGTTATCAATACCAATCACTTCAAACACGCTATTCAGTGGAATACGAAAGCTCAGTGGGGAACGGATGATTCTAGGAAATCAGTAATCAATCTGTTCAAAGAGTTAATGGCAAAGGCAATGCCTGAGTTCCGTAGACAGACTGAATCTCAGTGCATGACTGCTGGTAATGGTGTATTAGCAACTATTACCTCTTTGTCAACCACCACGCTAACAAACGATACCATTACCTGCACGACTGATGGTTATGGTATTAAATTGCTGCGTAAAGGCCAGAGAATTAACATCTACGATTCAGCCCTTGCAGCAACAAAGACTGCTACTCCGGTTAAGATTATCGGCTATGATTTAGTGAACAAGAGAATCATTGTCGATGCAACCGTAGCAACAATTGCACCGGGAGATTTAATTCTTCCAGAAGGTTTAACAGGCGCCAATCCTGTTGGACTTTTTGGTGTTCCTTATCATGTGCAGAATAGTACTGTTGGTGCATGGTTAGGATTACCGAGAGCCACTACTCCAGAAGTGCAGGCTAATCGAGTTAATGCTGCCGCTGCTGCTTTAGCTCCTGCGTTTGCACGTAGAGCAATCAATGCAATTGGCGATAGATTGGGGATGGATAACAAAACCCCATTAACCGCTTGGATGCATCCTTGCCAAGTTCAGGCATACGAAGCATTAGGCCAATTAGTTTCCATTATTAACAAGGAAGCTAGTGAACAGGGATTAAATCTGTTTTTCTCAGAGAACATGAGATTAGCAGGTGCTCCCATTAAGCCTAACTTCGTATGGAATAAGACAAGGATTGATTTCCTTACTAACGACCATTGGGGGCGCGCAGAATTAACCCCCATTGATTACTATACAGTAGAAGGTAGAAAGATATTCGAGTTAAGAGGACCGTCAGGTGGAGTCGCTACATCGCAGATATTCTATATTGTAGCGTCATGGAATCTGTTTTGTGATTGCCCACCCGCACAAGCCTACATTGATAACCTGTTAGTTCCTACAGGCTATTAGTTGTTGGAGGGATAGGGGCTAATGGTGGCTGGGAACCGTACTGTTAGCCCCTTCATCCTTTAATTATATGAACGAACTAGCTGAACACTTCAACGATAGATTAATTAGGATATATGGCAGGGATTCGATAACCGGATTACCTAAGTATAGAGTAGTGTGGGGACCATCTCAAACTGAAAAACGATATGGTTCATACGATATTCTAACTCAAGAAACAGGAATCTGGTTAGGAGTGAAGCAAGGATTAGTAGAGATTAAAAAGTATTGGTATTTACAGGATTGCTGGATATTAGAAAGAGTTGAGTTTTCTACCAGAACTGAAACATTTTATGACCCATTTACTTATGAACCGATTCTTACTTTCTTAGATAAAGATAATCATCCACTTCCGTTAAACTGGAGAGCTATTGAATTCTTAGTAAGCAGAGTTGAAAGAGTATCTAGAAAGATATTCTCCTCTGATTCTGAATTTAAAGAACAAGAAGAAAAGGAATTGCAAGTTGAAAGTGAACGAGTTTACGCAGAGTTAGATAAGCCGGAACCTAGACCATTACCAAGTTTCATTACAAGTACGTTGATTCCAAAAGGTAGATAACAATGGGTCCAGTTGCCACTATTTTAAGCATATGTCCTTTCGAGACTATCGAAATTAAGCCGATTAATGGTGGTTTCTATAGAATTCCAGCCGCCCCAAAAGATGATTTTATTCTGGTTACGATTAAAGAATCAGCCTATATACAAAGACTTGCGGCAACTGACCATAATATTGTTATACCAGTTGCTTCTCATCATATTGCTAAATCTCTTGTTGATGATTTTGTTAATACGGTTATTGAAGCTGATGATAATGCTGGACCTGGGATGATGTGGTTTGAAGGTGAAGTTTCTAAGCAAGAAGTGTTAACTAAGCATAAGACTGCATTACAAGATTTAAAAGATAGACAGCATAGATGGTTTGAGAACCTCTGTAAAAAAGCGGATGATGACTGGAACCAGTATCATAAAGTTGGCCTTATTAGTAGTCATCAGAGATACGCCGCTGAATATCTTGGTTATAAATCAGAGTGGTTAGTTGACTATAATCCACAAGAAGGATTAATTGACTGCCCTGCTTGCTATTCTAAGATTGATTCTAGGGCTGTTATCTGTATAAACTGTAAAGCGGTATTGAATAGAGCCAAAGCAATTGAGTTTGGTATTATTCCTGCTGACGTTAAACAGATTCCTGCTCCTGTTCCAGTGACAAAGGGATAACAATGCCTGCTCCACTAGCATCAGACGTAATGGATAGGTCTAGAGCGGTCTTAAATGATGTATTAAAAGACCTCTATACTGATACTGTCTTATTACCTTATCTCCGAATAGCCAACGATGATTTATCTGATGAACTAGTGGATAATGGAACAACAGTCCAAAAGGAAGTTACAGTTGAAATTCCTTTACTTGTTGGTGCTACTATCCTTCCTTTACCCCCCGATTGGATTGTTCCTATTGAGTTGTTTGAAAAAGAGCAAGGACAAACTATTGATTATTATAAGAAAATGGAGCAAAGAGATTTCCTCCCTAACCAATTACCTGGCACTAATTTAACATATTGGGCTTGGCGAGAACAGAATGTTAATTTTATTGGAGCAACTGGTAACAAAACAATCAAAGCCAGATACTATAGGCTGATTGCAGAAATCACAGGATTTGCTAGTCCAATAGAATTAACTCACGCTTTAAACTACTTGGCCTACCATACTGGTGCATTAGCTGCTGAACATATTGGACAGAATAGAGCTAAAGCAATTGATTTAGAAAGTCAGGCTATCGTAAAGTTAAATAAGTTAATTAAGAAAGAAGTGAAACAAACTCACGGTAGGCCAATTAGACGTAGGCCGTTTAAACTCAATCGCTACATCACCTATACCCGTTAGGAGAAAACAATGGCAGAAGCTAAACTTACCCCTACTTCTAAGAAGGTATGGGATGATGGTAAAAAGATTCACGTTATTGGAACTTTAGCAGTTGCTCCGGCTGCTGATACTTATACTGCTGGTGGTAATGCTTTAGACTTTGTAGCTAATATGGTAGATGGTGCAGGTTTAGGTATTCCTTTACCTGGCATTAGTGCTCAGCCTTTTTGGGTTCATGTTTTAGGTGGTAGTTATTTTGGTCAGTATAATCCAACAACTAAGAAGTTAAAATTATCAGTAGTTGTTGGTGGTGCAGAAGTAGCTGCTGGTGCTGTTCCTGCTGGACTTTCAGGAGATACTATCGCATTCTACCTTATCTTTGATAAGATGATGTAGTAGTATTGGTGGGACTGCAAATGCCTCCAACAAAGCAAACATTAAGGGACCATCAACAAATCCCTATTCAGTCCTTTAAAGGATTGTATGCTAATGGTATGGACGATGCAGTCCCACCTGGATATTTTATTGATTCGTTAAACACTCAATTTGAGACTATTGAAGTCAGGACGCGGGATGGCTTTACTAGAGTATTTGAGCTGGCTAATATACGAAGATTTTTTATTTACAAAAGACTCAATGAAACTTCCCGTTACCTTATTCTTGATACTGCTGGCAATCTGTGGGATAGTCTTTATGATAGTCCTCTTATTACCAACGCAGACTACAAAGACTTCTCTGCCCTTAACTATCTCAATCGCGCATATATTACCTTTCACGATAGAGTTAGCGGCATAGTAGGAGCTTTATTACAA